TGTGTTATATAAGAGCTACATGTATGACGCATTACACACTTGACAATATAGAATTCAACACACTAAACATCTATACTCAAGACACGAAATAAAGGAGTGTCATGAAACCGCTTATACTTGAATCTCATTTCACTGGTACATCGAATCTGGACACTGTGATGGGGGAGATAGGTGACCCTGTTCTCAGGTTGCGCGCGTTTGAGAAGGAGAAGGCCGCCTCTTCTGTTTGCTCACGCAGGTTTCGCATCATTGATTCAGATGTGTTCGGGTCACTGCACTACGGTGACGCCGACATCATTATTGGTGCACCTCCGACTTTTCTGTATACGTGTCGCTGTTCTGGGGCGGCCAAGGGGCTTAGTCTTGAGTGGTTGGCGTCGTTGCGTCGGGTGCGGCAGGTGATGCCTTGTTTTGTGTTTTATGAGTGCACTGTGCATGCTCCGTGGGATCGTGTGCGTGCGCGTTTGTCGCAGTGGGGTTATGTGTGTGCTTTGGCGACGGTGCGTGCGTATGATGTGGGCGCGCCTCATAGGCATATGCGTACCTATTTACTGGGTTGCCTGGAGCCTCTTAATGTGAAACAACCGTTTTATAAGCGAAACCCTTACACGCTGGTTCCTTCGCCTACTCCAACCATGAATAGGTCACCACTCACTGATAAGCAGCGCACGAAATCCAATTTTCAGACTTGGTTATCAAAGCATGGTGACGAGCCCAATGACGCCTTTGCCCATTGGTCGACGGTTATGGGTTCAGCATGTCCTAGTAGTGCTGATTTTATTAGGTGCAAGGAATTGGTGGCCGAGTGGATGATGGGCATTCCTTATGGTTGGGTTTCTAATCAAAACCTGTCACACAGAGCGGCCTGTTTACTTATTGGAAGTGCTTCTGTTTGGCAGCAAGCACACCTTGGTTTGTGGCGCACATCACTTGAGGTCAATCGTCTGCTCACTTGAAGACAGATTTGAGTTCACATATTGTTGGATTAACAACTTAATAGAGATCAACTCAACCCCAACCGAAAGGACCCAACCATGAACACCATCACCAAGACCAACCTCGTCACCGACATCGACGTCGCCGGCACCACCCTCCACTGGGTGCCCACCACCCGGTGGACCATCCGCACCGACGAGGCCGTCGCCCACCTCGACGTCATCGAGTGCACCGCCATCACCCGCTATCACGGTGACCGCAGGGGTGTGGTCGCCCTCCTCGATTCACTCATCGCCATGGGGTACGACTTCGACGTCAATGAGGATGACCAGTCCATGGCCTGGATGATCGGTCACGACTGCCACGTGTGGTCGGTTCCAGCTGATGTCATTCGCGACACCTGCTATGCGGCCATGGGGGATTACGCCTCAGCGTGATAGGCCGCATAGAACCGCCCCGGTGGTACCAACCACCGGGGCGGTTCTTTCAACCCTGAATCACACGCGTTAACAGGTCGCGGTCTGCTCACTCCCCATCGTCAGCTGCCGTATCCAACATTTATTAGTCGCATCCCATTCATTGGCCTTGAACTTCATCCACATGCGCAAGTACTGCACGTCCCCACTCAACTCAGTACCGGCCCATTTCGAACACATCGGTTGCCATACCCCTTTCGGACTGAATTGCTGAAGTCTCGTGTTCGTACGCCTGTTCCCCGCGCCATCCGCTGAACTCGACCCTTCGATACACCACTCCACGCTCAGGAAACGATCTTTTGTCCACAGCCAAACCCATGCGGTCATCCACTCGCAGACGGCGGCCTCCCACCGAGGCGTAACTACTACCACCTCTTTGTTCGGCGACTGATGAATGTTCTGCACATACAAGCCCGCATCCGACTTGACGAAGAACGTCTCATTCGGGTTAGCCGATTTCAGATTGTCCCAGTAGTAAGCGAAATGGGACGTGACAACCATGCGCTCATTGAGCGCCTGCACCTGCGACTGCACACCCTGAATGTCGTTCGCGTTCGCCGTCGTCGCCCCCTTCTGCCTATCCAGGGCGACGCTCAGGTCGTTGATCTTCTCATCCTGCGCCCACAGCCTGTCCTGGAACGACCTGTCCTCGCCTGACGGCGAGATGCGCACGTCGAGAACTTCAACATCTTGGTTACCGTAAATATCGAAGCACACCATGGTGCTGGCGATGTTCTCGACTTTCCACGGAAAATTCCTCTGAATAACCCCCAAATCCAACCCGTTGCGCTGATACCATTTATCCCCCGTTGCCGGCGTCGCCCACTTGTTCGCCGAGTAGTCCCAGTACTTGACCTGCATGGCGATATTGCACTTCGCCTTCACGTTCATCGTAACGACGACGTTGTACACAACATTCCGCGGGAACACGAGCTTACGCGGGTCGAGGTCGGGGGAGCGCAAGAATTGGGTTGCATACAAATCCTTTCCATTGTATTTCTTGAACACGCCCTTATTACCCCTGATTTCAGCGTCGCTCACACGCCACCCCGCAGGCCACGGCAGCAAACCCGACTCCGGCTTCCCATCCTCACCCTTCGGCCCCACCGGCCCCACCGGCCCCACCGGCCCGGGCACACCCTGCGGGCCCTGAGGACCCGGCAGACCACGCGGCCCGTCCTGACCCACGGCACCGTCGATCCCCTTGGCGCCCTGCGGCCCCCTCGGGCCCACCTCGCCCTTATCACCCTTGGGCCCAGGAACACCCTGCACACCGCGCAGACCCACGTCGCCACGGTCGCCTTTTCGGCCCCTGGGCCCCGTCTCACCGGGCGGCCCGGGTACGGTACTCGCCGGCCCCGGGTCCCCCTTATCACCTTTGTCGCCCTTGGGGCCCTTGACCCGACCGGCCTGCACCGCCGTCCAGAGCTTGGTGACCTCGGCCCGGACGGTGCGCATCTCACCCTCGATGGTGGTCATGTGCGTGGGCGCGACGGGCGTTCGATTGACGAGCTCGCTGAGCCTGTTCTCGCCGGCGACAAGGACGTCATGGCAGTCCATGACGGTCACGAGCGGGCTTTCGCGCGTGAGCACGACACGGCTCGTCCAGTGCTTAGGGTTCGTGTCCTCGCCGGGTACGACGACGGGAACGTCGAATTCGCCCTCCACGTCCTGGATGACGGGCTGTATAACACTGCCCCCGTCGTCGATGACGATGCGGGGGTCGGGGGTTACGGTGATGCGCCCTTTGGCGGGCCTGCCGGCACCGTCGCTGAGGCGCCCATGAATCCAACCGCGTGCCATTATATACTACTCTCCCCTATTATATCATCTTTGATGAGTATATTCTATACACGAAACCCCTCCCAGCACAAGCGCCAGGAGGGGTGACGTTGCTCACTTACTAGTGAGCGCCTTGCCGATGTTCCACAGTGCCTGGAACACTGAGCCAGCTGCCCGCTTGCCCTCCCGACCGGGGGCCAGCAGGTCCCAGATCGCATAGGTGCTGGCCTCGATGTTCTTCAGGCGGCTCACGATGGGCCCGTCGTAGCGGCGGCCCTCGATGCCGGTACCGGTCTGATCGCTGATCTCGCGAAGCCGGTCACGAATGTCAATGAAAATCTCGCGGTCCTCAGAGGTCATATCAAAATCATCTCCTGAAATATTGTTGTAACGAAGAACGGTATCCCACTTGTGCAGATACGGATGATCATAGAAGCCAATGACCCGAACCTCCTGGCCCGTCTGATCACCGCGCTCCCCGTAAATGTCACCCGTCTCAGCGATCCACGCCTCACAGATGTCATCACCGGATACGATCGCGACATGGCCATCGGTCAGTAGAATATCACTGTCCTGGTAATCATAATCAGCGCGGTAGTCGAAGATCTCGAATCCGCCGTACTGCCGCGCCCAATATACAATGCTGCCAGTCCATGTGGACTGCGGGAATGCAGGGATTCCGCAATAATCGAAGCAGTAGCTCACGAGCTCACTGCAATCGACGTTCCGCGGCGCAGTGCCCCACGGCGAGTCCTCCCAGACGGTCAGCCGCTCGTACTGGGAGTACCCGACGGCGTCATTGTCGGCGACGGCGCGGGCGATGTCACCAGGAGTCGGCATCGCCGTCCTCCTCGTCGGGGACGTTTGCGTCAGCCAGTGCGAGGACCGCCGTGACCACGGGCAGGACTGCGGTGACGATCTCCTGCTTGGCGATGCCCAGGACGGTGGCCAGAGAGGCCACTGCGATGCAAATGCGGTAGATGTACTTGCGTGTCTTGATGCTCATTTCATCTCCTTGATCTCTTTCACATCTGTCTCGATTTTTTCGAGACGTTCCATGACGCCCGGCCGGCGCGGTACGCCGGGCCTGGCGTCCGTACCCCTCCAATCATCCAACAAATCGTCCATTCGGGACAGCTGTCGGCGTGTCCACATCGCGAATGTGGCGAGCACACCGAGTGTGGGGAGCACTCCTATTAACATATTGATGTCGATTACGATACTGTGATTCATTTCATAAACAACTCCGCGAACATCTCTCGAGTTTCTGGCCCATCAAAAAAGCATCTCCCCTGCCGATATATTCGTTTCAGGGTTTGCGGTGCACGATCCCTGTGCGTGACGAACACCTCCCCGGGTCGCAAGTCGTGGCACATGGAGAATTTCAACTGGTTGCCCTTCGGCAGCTTCTTCTGGCAGAAGACTCGCATCCCGTCCTTCCACACGGAAAAAGAACCGTACTTCGTCCGGTACGTGCACATGTACCGGGCAGTGCCCGTTTTCCCCATGACGAGCCACGGAGTATCGTCCTTGAATTCGTTTTCAATGGAGTAGTCGGCGTATTCACTATTGTACTTGGAAATGAATTTACCGAATCTCGTAGTTCTTACTTCGCGTCCGAATCGCTCGGAATCCACGAACTCAATGGCGACGAACCCCTCACCGAAGCGTTTTATCTTACTCGATGGAGTGATTTTCCACTCAATGAAGTAAGGGTTCATAATTGAGATAGCATTACTCAGCATGAGGACGCGCGCACGATCATCATAACGATCCACGGTGCTGTAGAAGTCAAGGAACGTGCGTACTTCATTGGGAAGATAGTGGTGCGCACCTTTTTCAATGATGAACTCATCGAAAATAATTGTCGTCACATCGGGAAATGCGATGGATTTAACGTTCGAGGACACACTTAATGCCTGAAAGTATCCCATGGTGATCCACGGATCGTCTTTATCGGGGAACGGGCCCCGGTAATGCGCCTCGTTGCCGTGAACCCGGAATTCGTACTCGGGAAACTCGTGCGCGATGTCCGCGAAAAATGTCTTACAACCCTTGAGTTCAGGCCTGTAGCGACGCAGGTAGATGAATTGCTCACCCTTTTCCAGAGCATTTTTGATAACCATTCGTTTGGCACCGTAGGTTTTGCCCAGGCCGCGCGCCCCCATGATCATGTTGATGACGGCATTGTACGATAGAATCCTGTCAAAGGAGTAATATGAAAACTTTTTCTTCTTAGACATACCGTCTCAACTCCCAGCTGCAACCTGCAAACATCGATAGTGATCCACTGTTCGGTTCCGGGTGCCCATCCGGCCCCCTGGCCCCGATACTCTCCCACCCGCCATCACCTCCAGTGCAGTATTCAATGTGACCACCACCAGAATACCACCGACATACAACAAGATCGCCCTCTCGCACCTGATCGGCAGCGTCGAATGAGCCCGAGCCCGAAGCCACGACCCAGCCGGTGCTGCTGCCATAAATTTCTGAGGTTCCACCGGGACCGATGTCAATATTGCAGCACGTCATGTACAGCCACCAGCAGAAGCCACTGCAATCCGTGACACCGGTCTGATCCGGGTGCAAGCGCGCATTGTACCATTGATGATATTCGAATTTACCAATACTGTCCCAAGCGAGTCTAGTCATGGCTTTAATGCCTTCACCCACAGGGCCACCCGGTGCAGCCCCATTATTCTGCGCCGACTCACTAGCTTTGTCCTGCCCTTTAGCAGAAGCCTTCCAATAACCACTACCCACACTATAGCATCGAGCGAATGATCCGTCATTGCACTTGACTCTAAGGGTACCATCCCCCATGTCTTCGACACTTTTTATTTTCTTTGCATCATTCGCCTTGTCCGCCGCAGCATTCCCCGAATGGTCCTGGGAGTCTCCGGGATTCAATGTGATACCGTTCGTCTCCAGGCGGGATATCATGTCATAGGCAACTTCGTACCGCTGTCCTACCGCATACCACTCACCCTCATATTTGATGGCGGCGGCCATGTCGTCCAGTGACGCCGGGTGCGGGCATGCGTTGACCAACCTTTTCAAGATTTTTGCATAATTACCCCACCGGTGCATGACAACAATGAGCAGCATTGCAGCTTCGGTTTCATTCTCAGTGTCCAGCCCGAGCTCCTGGCACCTGGGAATATAGTCATTGTTCAGGTCGTCCAGCATTTGACTATTCTGAATCTTGTGACCCGTCTCCGAGTCCAGGGCCCCCGACAGCGCCGCCCGGTCACCACTCCCCAAATACGCGTACTGACGAGACCCGATCGTCCACGAGTCCCGACCCTCGGCCAACCACCCGTTCACCGTTCCACCGAAATCAGTCCCCGCCGGAAAACGCTTCAGCAGATCGTAAGCTCGCCCTTGAGTCCACTGCCCGATCCCCAAGGATAAAGTATCCGGTGCAGAAATAATACCGTAATCATTGCCCGCCTCCACGGTGGCGAGAACGGCGATGATGCATGCCTTATGTGTGTCGTCGAATGCCATAGGCGCAGTATAGCGCCCCGCAGAAAATTCTGCGAGGCGCCATATCACACCATTTCAGTGCAACTCAAGGAACGTATTGTCGAGGAACACTCGCGTATCCTTATCGTTCGGGCCGAGGAAGACCAGTGAGAACACGTAGTCGCCGCCGCCCTCATCGGCGTGGAAGAACCCGTCCACAGTACTATAGATGTACGCGCCGTTAAAAGCTCCCGGAACCGCAGCATTGAACCTGTACTCCGCGACACCGCTCGGACCCTGGCACTTAATGCCCCAGTGAAGGTCGTGCACAGCACGGGAATTGTGGTGAATCTGCGCGTGACACTGAATCACATCATTCGGGTCAAGGTGAATGGAGCCACTAAAGACAACAGTATTCTGCTCCTGCGAGCCCCTAACAGTGCGCTCGCCGGTGCCGGACTTGAGCTTCTTGTACCGGGTGCGCACCGTCTTCGCACTATCGCCGGCGGCTTTGGCCTCATTGATCTGAGAGGACAGCGACTGCACGGTTTCCAGCGCCGATGACGCCGACGCCGACGCGCCATTGGCCTGCTGGGCGGCCGCGTTGGCCTTGCCCGTGGCATCGGTGGCCTGCGCGAGCGCGTTCGCGGCGTTGGTGGAGGCCTCACGGGCCGCCGCCGCCGTCGTGTCCGCCACATTGGCGGCGCTTGTCGCCTTCTCCAAGGCTCTGCTGCTCTCTCCCTTGGCGTTGGAGGCGACGGCGAGCGCGGACTGCGCGCTCTCCTTGGCGACGTGCGTGTTCTCGGCGGCGTCGTTGGCGGCAGTAAGGGCCGATGTTGCGTCTCGGGATGCGGTGCGCGCCTGAGTGAGGGCACTCCCGAGGTTTTCATCGATCTTGTTCATGGCGCCATTCAGGTCGCCGAGGACGCTGAAATGATCGGACGCTATATAGAGCGGCAGCTGAAAATTGTTCGTCTTGTTAGTGGCGGGCATTAGTTTACTCTCCTGTTCTGAAGGTCCTGTAATGTGAGCGACTCAATCTGTTGAGCTGTGTGAGAAATAATACCTGTCCCTGTGGACACGTACTCCATGAGACTGAGAATGGCGTCCTGTGGGCTACAGTATTTACCCGTGACTGGCGAAAACATCCACGTGCCGAAATGTGTGAGGAAATTCTTACCCTCAGTCTCCAACTCGGAAATAGTAACCGGCCAACCATCAATGTCGCCGGCAGTGCACCCCATGCGAGACAAATCATCGGCGAGAAGACCGTGCACAGTGTACCTGTTGTGCAGGTCCGAGATCAGTTCGCTCAGTTCACAGGTCTCACCAGTCAACCAATTGAAAACCTTGAACTTATCGTCTTTGAACTGCCGCTTCGTCCACTGGGTCAATGTCTCCTGGAAGCGCTTGAACTCCTCGTCATACTTCCGTACGGACTCAGCAATCTGCTCCCGCAGCTGCTCGGGCAGCGCATGGTACTGCTCCAGCTCCTTGCGAACGTCTCCGAGGAGACGGGTAACACGCATGTTGTAGTCTGCGGCGAGATTCTCAAGGTTGCTGGAGAGGTTATCGCGCAGCCCATTGTTAACCCACTTGCGCAGCTCCTCCAGAATCTGGAGATAAGTGTACCCATCACGATACGTAAAAGGAACCGTATTAGTAAGCCGATAGTCCGGTGGGACAAGAAGATAATCACCGTCTTTGATGATATCGTTTGGATTATAGGGTTCAGTACCAGAGCCCATATGTCGCCCTCCTCCCCGTAAGAGAATCGTTGCTGCTTCTTACGCTCATGAATAGCTCCTGTAGTTCGGTGATCACCATCATATCGACATTCGTGAACGTTTCCCGCCACGCCGCAATGAGCTGTGGCGCGTGACCAGTATAACCCCAAGACCGCGACTCCTGTGATCCGCGCTGCGACGACTCCCCGGACTGCGATGAATCGCCACTCGTCTCACCACGCACATCATTCGTCCCATCGGAATTGCTCACATTGTCATTGGCCGCCGTGGCATAGTCGCCATCGCCCGAGAGCCTGACTTGCGGCGTCTCCGACTGGACGGTTCTCGCACTGGCTTTCGTCGCCGACACCGTGCTCGTCGTCTGCTTGGCGCCCTGGGACTGCTTGCCCGAACTGCGCCCGCTGGATTCCTGGTCCCCCTTGGAGTGCATGTCCTGGGTGAGGAGTGGGTCGATGTTGACCAATTCAGACTCATACCACTTATTATAGTACGGCATGATCTCGTTCATTTTCGTGCGGAGTTGCCGTACGAACATATCAACGGATTCCAACCCAATTTCATTATAGTAGTAGTGGTCGATAATCTTTTGGTTCAGGAAATCCCTATACTGCTCGTCGAAAATCGGGTAGGATTCCAACCCGATATTCTCCACACCCTGCCGCGCGATCACCTCGCGCAACTCGATCGTGTAGTCAGCCATTCTTGTGCATCTCCTCAAGGTCAGTGCTCCCCAAATCAGGGTTCTGATCAGCGAGGCCCCCAGCGGCAGCACCCAGGGCGGCGTTCTCCGCCGTCGTCACCTCGTCCAGATTCCACTGGCACATGACCTCGAGTCCGTACATCTTATTAATCCTCTCGCACGCCCGCTGTCGCTCATTCAGGGCGACGGCGCGCATTGCGAGCACCTGGCCCGATGCTCCGGACGCCTCCTCGACGACCATGCGCTCACGTTTTTCAGAGTTAACATTCATGATACCCAGGAGAGTCAACGTTTCGTTCCACGTGCGCACCTTGGCGTCCATGACATCTTTAATCTGATTAGGTTTGTATCCAATATCGAATAGGGAAACCTTTTCCGCTATGGACTCGGCGCTCAGAGCCTCGGTACCGAAGATCACGGGCTGGCCCTCCACAACTTTATTAAAGGCTTGCACCATGGAATTGTATTCATTATTATTGACTGCGAATACGAACGGATGACGCGCCGACAGCATATTGATCTCCAGCGTCCGGTCCAGTGCGGCGAGGCGCTGAGAGTACATGGCGATGATGTCCCAATCCGGAATACGGGTTTGATTCGCCCAGATCGGCACGCATTCATTACCGGAGAGTTGACGAGAGAAAACTTGATTTCCGTACACGGTGTAACCGGTTGGATTATCATACATGTTGACCTCACCAAGCCCCGTGGCCCTAAGAGTCATAAAACGCTGGAACTCTTCGTCGAAGTAGAACACGGTGAGCGCGTCACGCAGAAGAGTCATTTCCAAGAAACGCAAATCAACGGTATCCGGCATACCAACCCACTTGAATCTATTCGAACACATCTCGATGAGAATGCGCTCGTACATCGCGATCAACTGAGTCTCACGAGTCTGAACGGGGTTTAGTTTATAGCCAGCGCCCTGCCCCTCATTAAAAGGGCGGTATATTTTGCTGGCCACCCAATCCTTTTGCTTGTTTACGTCAGGTGAAGTCAAGGTGAATTCCTTTTAATGGCTCGTTGTCTCCGATAAGCGCACTCCCGATGGTAAAAGTTTTGTGCCACACGGTCACGCCTTTCTCAAATATACCACGAATGCTCTGTTTGAACCCTTCCGGACATGTCGCGGAGCGAATATACGTCTCCTTCATCTGCCAGTACGTGAAATTCTCCATGCACCGAAAATTTTTCGGAGGTCGATTGAATACGTTCATGGCGTATCCGTAGCGAAGCCAGAACTCGCCAATACGCACCATCGTGCCCACGTCGATAAGCTTCTGCCGAAGAACGATTTGCCAACCCTCGGCCGACAGCATGAAGGCATCCCCGCCGGTCTGCCCCGACGTGGTGGGGGCGATGACATCACTGTCCTGAATTTTGGCGTTGATGCCGGCGATAGCGTTAGCGTAGTCCCCGTTGGCGGCGAACTTCGCCATCTGAAGATTACTGTCCGCAAAATAACGACCGTAAGAATTCTTCAGATTCGTTACGGCGCTGGCCTGCTCGGCTCGCATGCGGTTATTTTCGAGGGCGGTGCCATATTCGTTGCCCATATTATAGCCCTGAGTCAGTGCATTGATCGCACCCCCAAGAATATTGCCACCCAAGGCGCTGGCGACACCAGAACCTATGGCATTCACGCCCGATCGCATGAATTGTTGATTCGCATTGTACTGCGCCATCTGCGTGTTGTACCCATTCACGAGGCCCGTCATATCCGTGCCCTGCTGCATGGACGCCTGAGCCTGAGCGAACTGCGTCGATGCGCCGCGCAGCGCCTTTTGCTGCCCCCACTCGGCGCTCTGACGCTGATAGGCGATCTGATGAGCATTCGAGGCAGTATACATCAAATACGAATTATTTGTAAGTGTAAAGGTCGGAAAATTCGCGAACCCCGTCATCACATCGAAGTGCTCACTCCTGCCGTTCCAATAATCGGTGACGCCAAAAGAAGTAGCGTTAAGATTGTTCACCGTGAACATAATCCGAGGGTTCGGCGGCACAATGTGAGCCCACTGGGTTACATTGAATTTCCAGTCCACAATGCTTTCGGGGCGGATCATGAGTGGCGTCCCGGTAAATGTTGTGAGCTCGAACCACATGTACGGCGCGGTGTAGAATTTCCACAAATGCTTGTATCGGTCCGGAATATGCGTGTCGGTCCGGAACGGTGCGGCGAGCTCAATCGTCTTGTTGTTCTGGAACGCATCACCGAAACCCTTCTTCGCAACGAAAACGTCGGCGTTCACGGCACTCTTGCCATCGTGCGGAACATCGGGCAGCTTTGTCTTCCGGCCTTCGAGTTTGTCCCAGTTGATAACGCCGTTAGGGATAGCGGTGATGCTCACAATGCCTTGTGCCACCCACGGGGCATAGGACAGCGCCTCGGCCATCGTCGTGAAAGCGTCCACCGGCATCACATAAACAGCGCACCCGTTCGGCAGACCCTCGGCAATGCTGCCCTTCGCCGTCGTAAACTTGGGGTCGTCGGCGCTCCCGTAGTCCTCTTCCAGATCGACCGTACTCGTTACGACGACGTCGTAGTTCGCCGTGTCGTACTCCTGCCCCTCCTCGGGGACCGGTGTCGCGGCGATGAATTCTCTCCATACGTCACCGACGATGTACTCGGCCCCGGTGTCGAGCCCCTCGGGAGCTGTGAGGTAGCGGCGGCCGTTGTCGGTCCATGCCTCTTCGGCGGCGATGCCGAGATGGGAGCGCTCGACATAGCAGCGCGTGATTTCCCATTCGTGCATGTAGGACTGCCATACGTCCAGCTGCACGGTGATCTCGGTGGTGTTCGGGGCCACGTATTCTACTGACGTGATAAAATAATAGAACGTGTTCCGAGAATTGACGTGGTCCTCATTATTCCTGGCAATCAAGTAATTGTATGTGTTCGCCTTGGAGAAAGGCACGTCAATGCGGATCGGGCGCCCCTGGGCGCAGTATGTGAGGCCATGAATCTGTGTCCATGTGCTGTGCTTCTTGTGGCCATGAACGATCGCCTCGAAAGACTCATCATAATTGTCCCACCATACAACATCGCGGTATGTCGCGTCCCAAGGAACATTACAAAGATAAACGTCAGTATTCGGTGTCCAGATAGAATAATCGAAATTAAGCCCGAAATCTCCGATATCCTTCGGTGGGCGGGTAATAGCGTTCATAGCAAAATGATACACCACGACCCCGGGGCGAAGAACGGTGGCAAGAACTCCCCGGGGCCGTAGTGCATTTCCCAACCCACTCCAATCCATCCCTTGATCGGAGGCGAACCCACCATAGCACAACGCAGGGGCAACCGCAATCGAACATATGTACTATACCGCTAGTCTGTAGAGAAAATACGGTACAGTTCAGGGGAGGCCCTTGTGGGGCCTCCCCTGAACAAGCGGTGTGGTCTAGGTCATTTCTTGGGCCAGACCGCCGGAGCCGGATTGATCTCCAGCGACCACGAGAACGCACCGCCGGCCTTCGCCGGATCAGCATTCGTCTTGAGTGCGCCGCCGCCGACGATTCGACCGGAAATGGTCACGCTCGTCGCACTCTCATCCGAAGCGATCACGAACACGCCGTCATTGTAAACGCGCGTCCTCGGAGACTTGTTGCCACTCATCGTGAAGTCAACCGGAATCTCGGCATCCGCGGGCAAGTTGGTACCGGTGATCTTGTAGGTGAGGTATCCATTCTCGCCGGGATTAATCTTGTCCGTGGACGACACGGGACGCCCGTCGCCGTGTCGGAACGCATCGGGCTTGAGCTCAAGGTCCTTGGGCGTCACGATGTTAACCTTTTCATCGTCGGCACCAGTCCAGAACATGACAGCAGGTACGAACAGGCTGGCGCTGATGACCTCCCAGTGGTGCAGAAAATAGTTCTGACCCAGCGACACGGGGTTGGGCTGACTCGTGTTCTCCAAGAGATTGTCGGCAATGACGAAGAAATCCTTCGTCGTCAGAATCGCCTGACAACCGTCAACGTTCAGCCTGGAGTAGGGGACCTGGATAATCTGCGCGCTCATCTGCGCACGGTCGAGGTTGAACGCAGCAGCCCAAGCCTCAACATTGATGTTCGCCATAACCTCAGGCGTCGTGATGAGAATAAGGTCACTCGGGTCAGCCCACACGGGCATTTTGCCTGCATTGAACTTCGTGTCAATGAACTTCAGGTTGCCGGCACACGACTGCACTCGCTTAATGAGCGCCTTGGCGTCCGCCTCCGGCGCGGTAAGAGACTGAAGATCGGGAACCTTCGTGTGCCAGAAGCCGCCACCATCCTGATATTCCCTAATGAGCGACATTGTGAGAAGGAACTCGTCCCAGGAGTCACTCGTGGAAGGCATCTGAAGAATCTGGTTCAGATAAGTCTGAAGGCCGGAGTCGTCCAAGAAAGCCCTGCGCAGCTGATCACGATTCACCGTGATCTTATAGAACTCCTGCCTGTTCACCGTATGGAACTGTGAGGCGATATCGGGCTTCTCAGTACCGAAGATCGCCTTCTCCCCGTACTCGCGATCCGGAGAATAGCTGTAGGCGCGCAGGAGCCCCGCCTGCACCTCCTCAATCGTATCACCGAACTGAAGGCTATTCCTCTTGAAAGGCGCAAGCGGATTCTTCCAGGAAATATCCCGCGTAATATACGAACCGACCCTGTTGATCAGCGCATCAGTGAACTCATTCCACGCCGGCGTATACTGCATGAGGCCGCGCACCGTCTCAGTCACATTGGCCTTGGTCACGTCCGGGATACGTCGCTGATAGTCGTAGGACGCGTCATTACGAATGCGGTTCATGATCTCAACGTTGTCAAAGGGGCGCACGGCCCCGAGATGCCTAGACATTACTTACTCTCCTTGTTAGCGAAGAACGCATCAATACTACCATCATCGTCGGGCCCGTTCGCAGCTGCCGACGAGTCGTCGTTTCCTTTATCGTCGTTCTTCAACCCGATCTGCGTCATGAGATCATAAGATTTTGACTTGAGATCGGAAATCTGATCCTTGAAACCCATGTTCTCATCAGTGAGCGACTTAATTTTCTCCGAGGCCGCATCGAAATTACCCTGAAGAGAATCATAGGCTCCGCGAAGATCATCATAAATACCCTCAGGAATCCCCTCTTCACTGGGATTCTGGATCGCATCAACCATATTATGAAAGTCCATTGCTTCCTCACATAGAGATAGGGTGAGTGCTCATGCACTCACCCTATCATATCACCGGCTTGACGAAGAGCGGCTGACGAAGACGGCCAGTCTCAAATCATCGCGTCAGGCGGCTTCACGCCGTGGGCTATCCTCACGCGGCGTCATCCGACTCCGCGGCCGGCGGCTTATAACCCAGCTTCTGCACGGCAGCGCTCTCGATCAGGGAGGCAAGGAGGGCTGACAGACTCTTGCGCTCGCTCCAGTGCTTCTCGTCGAGGAAGGCGTGCAGGTCACTGGAAATTGTGGTAGTTACATTCTTCTTGGACATATTAATCAACCTTATATGTAAAATGTGTTTCCCTGAGGACCACTCCTCCGGGGACCTTGTGTGGAACTAGTTTACCATACCACACTTGCTCAGAGAGCAAGTCCTCCACTGTGATGTTACTCGCAATGCTCTTCGGGAGCCCAGCCACGTGAATCTCATCAACGCCATTGATCCGCTCGCCGTACTGCTTCGCACGATTGTACACGGCCACCTCGAAATCAGCCTCGCGCTTCCATGCTCCGAAATCGCTCGGATGTTCCACAATTCCAACCGCCTCATCGAGTAGATGCATGGAATCCGTATCCGCATAGCAGAACGTCTCGCGATTCTTCTGACACGCCCGTATCGTGAAATCTCGGGCCCACGCTGTGATGAAACAGGCCATTGCCGTGTATACGGGGTCGCGTTCCTCATGCTCCGCTTTGATGAGCGTCACATGACCATCCTTGAGTGCGGGCCGCTTGCCAGTCACGGTGCGACGTGTTCCGAATTTCCCGTACAAGGAATTTAGGTACAGTTTGGCGATGGCGCGCACGCCGCCCGTTGATTCCTCTTTCACTTTCTTCCACTTATCGGTGTAGTCGTCGAAAAGACCTGTTGTGGACTCGAAAGAAAAAACGTAGTACACGTTATGTATCTTAAAATCATAATGCTCGCAGTATAAAGCTAAATCAACCGACGTCATTCCTAGATCAACATCGTCGGCCTCATGAAGATACTCGGTTCCAACGAAACGAATATTATTCTTCAGCTGAATGCAGGGGAGCATTCCCGGCTTAAGCTTGAAACTCACGTTCGCATATAAGATGAACAACCCCGACTCGGGTACGCTATCCTTTCGCTGCGGCATGCCGTAGGGGAGAGGACGCATTCTCATTACTGAAGGGTACAGTGAATTCACGTCATATACATGACCCGGACCCACCAAGCGTTTAGCATACTGCGGATTAACGTACGTGTATCCACCGCGATAAGCTCGGCGAATCTCATCATCCCACTCATCAGGGACAATGGGGAACAACTCCCTGAAACCGCGCTCGCCGTGCTTGGACGCCTTAAAATTCTTCAACGTATCACTAGCCACAGTGAGCCCTGCCATGCCCATGTTCGACGCGATCACAAGCGCCCGAGACATGATCTCCACATCGGTGCGCAAGTACGCCCACTCCTCATCGGTGGGGGAGTATCCGACGGGGCGGGGTTTCTTATAATCGATCTCACCCTTTTGAATAGGGAGGTTGAACGTCTTGGCGATCGTCTTCACGCTCATGGGAAGTTTCTTCAACGAATCCCGGAATTCGACACGTGTCTTACCGGCGTACACAATGACCCTGTAGAACTTCCCGAACCCATCAATCGTCGTCTCTATCCTGTGGGGAATACTGCGGTCCGCAGTAACTTCATAACCCGCCTTGAGAAGATAGTCCAAGATAAAAACACCGTCGAAAGCCAGATTGTGGAAGTAAGTGATGCTGGGGGAGCGGAGAATGTGCTCGATGAACGACTCGATGCTCGTGCCCGTATCGTACTGCTCTAGATCATGGATATTCTGCACTCCCCACGCCCACACCCTACTTCCGACGACGAGACCGCTTACCGGATCGACGTCGTCCACGCTTTCGAAGTCGGCGCTGTTCAGGCGTGTCTCGGTACGCTTCTTCAAGAGACCAGCCCTCCACGTCTTCCCATAAAGATTGCAGTCGATCTTCCCCTAGTTCGGCGAATATGTAGGAGTCACCGTCTTCTTCATTCTCTGGGAGTGTTCCCAGATACACCATTCCTAGGGCGTCGGATAAATTGGAATCGTGTGTCCACATGAAATATAGGGTCTCATCGTCGAGACTCATGAATTTATCAGGCAAGTCGCTGCCCGTATATAATGCCATGTTGACAATATTCTGCCTAATACCAGCGACCTTTTCTTTGATATCGGCGGGGTTCATCATCTCGCGCAATTTCTTCTCGCGCATAACAATGGCATCCGGCCTCATGAACTGAGTCGGTTTCGGGAAACCACCGCGCCGCAGATTTTCAGTCATCGCCGACCCGTCGAACTTAATACGCTGACGAAATGTTCTGTCATACTGGCCAACCGTCATGTCGGGACCAAGCCATGGGGGATTGACTTCCTCATACTTCTCCACGTACGCCTCTTTCTTGGCGTTCGCACTCTTCACGGCTGTATACAGAGAACGCATTGCCTGCGACGTCACCACATGGCCTTCATGATCACGATAGAAGCCAATCGTGGGGGTCATGAACCCCTTGAGCCTCTCAATATGAGCGTCCAGCTGTTTGCCCGTGTACCGCTTCACGAGCCGCTCAGATTTACGCGGATCATACTTCGTACCTGAAATATCGACACCATATCGACCGTTGTTGATCCCGTGCAGAAGGCTCCGTGACCCGAGAGGGTCATAGCGTCCCGCTGCGATCTGCTGAATCTTCTTCGAGGCCTGGCGCTCCAGCTTAAGCGCCTCGGCCCGCTTCGCCTGTAAGTCCACGTGAAACCCTCCCCCGCCCTACCGGGCAGGAGAGGGCGGCTAGTGTTCAACCTATCTCAATTGTCCTTGGCGAGCATGAGGGTCATGTAACGATACCCCCTGCGCCCCTTGCGCTCCACCGGGACGAGCTTCACGGCGCCATTCCACGTGGACGGCTCGCCCAGGAAGGCGAGGATGTTGCGGACGGCCCCCTGAATGCCGACAGAAACGGAAGCGAGCGCCATGCCGTCGGAGGTCAGGAGCACGACTCGAGTCGCCTCGCCGATCTCCCCGCTCTCCTCGTTGGCGATCTCGACCCTGTGAGCGACGATATCAACAACGTCGAGTGTCTCACCCAAATGATCGGATAGGGGCTCAGCATCGTTGACAGCGGAGAAAACAGTCTTCTTGGCCTCGATGTCGGTGCCCTTCACGGTAGTGAAGACGCCGGAGGAGTCGAGTGTGTCCTGAAAACTAATGGTAGTGGAAATGTCGGTGCTCATCTTTCTTCCTTTCTTAGAAGAGCGGTGACTGAAGTGTCTCAGGGTGAGACTCTTCGAGATTAGTGTAGAACTTATTGTCGGGGAATGTCAAGTTGAGAAGATTCTCAACAACGCTCATGATAGTGGGGCAATTCCTCACCATCATGGTTGTCATCAAATCACCATCGACCCAGCAATTCGCGTGAGTGTAAGGGGATTGGAATTCAACCATGATGCGCATCTCCGCCCCGAACGGATGACACGATCCTGACCATGCCTTCCCCACTCTAACGATATTGACGGGGATATCGGCGCCGTCTTGATTACTGATCGTAAATCTCATTCGTCAACCAATCGATCTGGAAGGGTCCAAGAATTGAGAGTGTCTGATAGATCTTCCTCCTGTCAAAAGGTGTGCTAATCGTTGCGGTCACCATCGGTGGGGCAGGGGAGGGCTGACCCATCGTCAGAGCCGTCATGGACTCCGTCGCCGTCGCCGTAATCACGTACGTGACACCGTTGTAAGGAAAGCGAGTCTCCCACTTGCCCTCGCCCTTGGACTCCCACGTGATGTTAAGAGTGTCCCCGTTGTTGATCTGGATGCGATCCTTGTAAACAGCAGTGAGAGTCACCGTCTTAGCAAAAACCATAAGGCACTGCTTGACAACATCCTCCAAATCCTCATAGCGCACCTTAAGGGGGAGGAGTGTGCGACTATCGACAGGTGGAACAATAACAATATTGTTATGATGGAAAGCGACAGAATAAGTGTCGCCTGCAATATCCACATCAGCAACCCACTCCTCAAGATTGCTTCGGCGGGTCGTCATGGTTCCGTTTTTCTGATCCATCACAATTTTGTATTCCATTATTCCCTTCCTGACCACCAAATAAAAACAAACGAGACGGCCACTAGTAGATACAAAAGAAATGCGTCAATTACTTCTTGCAACGCTGCTCAACCATTCCGGAGAAGTAATCGAAGGCATCTCGTACATGCTCCCGACTTCTCCAACGAGTTGTCGTAACTGTGCACCGCGTTCGGGAGTCCACCTCCACAACATATCGTCGTCCCATGAGGCTGAAGTCCAAGATTCGTTCACGTTTGAAGTGGATGGATTCCGCCAAATACTCCAGATAATCAAGAAGAACAAAGGAATCGTGTGCAGGATCACAAACATCGCTCACAGCCCCTCCCGCACCATGTGATTGGCGAACAAGGCGTGCTCCACGAGGTCTTGAGCCAGACCGTCGGCATCGCCCGCCGTGTAGGAGACCCCCATATACGCCCCCAAACGTCTCATGGCCGCCTCCCAGTTCTCATCACCCACTGTACCACGGCGGGGGATGCGCAGGGCCCTCACGGTAGCGGCGAACGAGTTTGAGAAAGGGCGCAATTCCAGTTCAAAATCGGCGCCCACACCCCTACCCCTGAACAAATCGTTCATGAGCAGATCGATATTGACGTCCCGGACATCGATACCCACTTTCTCAACACGTGCAATAAGATAGTTCCTCGCGGCCTTATATGTCTTGAACTTCATGACCGTTCTCCTTTCGACGTGCATAACTCTACTAGATCTCTGAGCCTAGTCAAGTCTTAAATATGTGATGTAAGACATGTGTGCGAACATTATGTATATACCTTTATGTGAAACATGCGACCCTTATTAAAGTAT